CGATTGTCTGGTCGGATCCGCGGTCGCGGCGAGTGTTACGGGTTGCGTGTTGCCGGGAACGGCGCCGGCGGTCAAGGGATCCGGCAAACCGACACGGCGGAAAGCGGTTGTTAACTGGTGAAAGGGGCGTCACGGATGGCGAAAAAAAAGTCGACGAAGGCAAAACCGAAACGGACAACCACGCGAAAACGCGGTCGTCCGGCCGGCGCGAGGAACAAAGAACGGGACGTCGTTCCCGGCAAGTTGACGCATTGCAAAATGTGCGGATCCACGGATCGGACGAAATACGAAGGCGAACCGCGCGTGATGCTATCCAGCGGCGTTGACCAGGACGGCAACCTGTACAACTGCGTCTCGTGGCGGCGTACGTCGTGCGCGACGTGTGGACAGCATAGGATTGACCAGTTTTTCGAAATGCGGCCGGAACTGGAATAAAATCCTTTTGCTAATTTCTTGGGCTGCTGAAATCCCTGCATAGCGCGTCCAATGGGTGGACCAGTTGTGCGGGGAATTCATGGCCGACAATTCCGCAGCTATCGCCGAGATTCGCGCAATCCTTAGACAAGGGGCGCGGACAGTGACAATCGACGGACAAACGATTGTCTATGATTTCGACGAATTGCGCCGCGAACTCCGCGAACTGATGGCCGACGACGATTCCGATAAGGGCCGTCGGCCGGTCGCCACGCGTATCACACTCGCCGGGTTCTAGCAAATGCTGAGTGGACTCCTGCGGAGATTTAGCTACGACGGGGCGACCACGTCCAAAAACCAACGGAAAGCGGCGTCGTCGGCGCTGTCTTCCGAAGACGCGAAGTTGACCGCGTCGAAGCGGAAGGTTTTACAGGGCGCCGCGCGCGACCTGTCGCGGAATTTCTCGATTGCGGCCTGGGCGATTCGGAAGCACCTGGACTTCGTGTCGTCGTTCAAATTCCAAAGCCGGACCGGGGACGACGGCCTGGACCGCGAAATCGAACGGCTAATGTCCTGGTGGCAACGCCCGGAAAATTGCGACGTTGCCGGCCGTCACGGACTCGCGCGAATGTTGCGACTGGCCGAAGAACGGCGAACGGTCGACGGGGACGTGTTCCTGTTGAAACTGACCGGGCAACGCGTCCGCGGGAAGTTGCAAGCCATCGAATCGGACCGCGTGATTGATCCGCGCGACGACACGGGACGGTCCGACGCAAAGTGGGTCCACGGTGTCAACGTCAACGACGCGGGGCGCGCGTTGGGTTTCGCAGTACACAAACGCGTCCGCGGCGGCAAGGGTCTTGAAATGGACCGCGTTGTCGCCGCGCGAAATGTAATTCACCACGGGTTTTTCGATCGGTTCGATCAAGTCCGCGGTGTGTCACCATTGGCGCCGGCCGTCAACGTGTTCCGGGACGTTTACGAAGCGGCGGACTACGCGCTGGCCAAAGCCAAAGTTTCGCAAATGTTCGGGCTGGTGTTTTACCGGGAAGCGTTGGACGCGGCCGGCACGTTGGACAATTCAACGGATCCCTATGAAGTCGATTTCGGGCGCGGTCCGGTCCTGTTGGACCTGGAACCCGGCGACAAGGCCGAATTTCTGGAATCAAAAACGCCGGCGACCGAATTCCAGTCTTTCGCGCAACTAATGATTTCCGTGGCGCTGAAGTCCCTGGACATTCCGTTTTCGTTCTTTGATGAGTCGTTCACGAATTTCTACGGATCCCGCGGCGCGTTGTTGCACTATCAAAAGGCGTGCGAAGCGAAACGCGCCGACGTGCGGGACGTGTTGCGGAAGTTGACCGCGTGGCGAATGTCGCTGTGGATCGACGACGGCGTGTTGTCGTTGCCGGCTGGCCGCGGCGTGTCGGACCTGAATTGGGAATGGATTCCCGCGGGGTTGGCGTGGTGGGATCCGGCGAAGGAAATTCGCGGCGACGTCGAAGCAATCAACGCCGGACTCCGCACACGGTCAGAAATCCGCGCCGAAAAATACGGGGACGACTGGATAGACGTCGTCGACCAGTTGGCGCGCGAACGGCAAGCGTTGGAAGACCGCGGGTTGTTGGACGACGCGGACGCCGCGCCGGGAGTCGTGGACGAAGGGACCGAAAATGACGAATAGAAAACACAACCTGTCCAGTCCGTCCACGTTGTTCCGGTCGACGGTCGCCAAGACGTCCACCACACCGGCAGTCGACCGCGACGGCGGCGACCAGGGCGCCGGGCTGATTCGTGGCGTGGCGATCATCACGCGCGGCGAAGCGTTGGGCCACGGTGTTTGGATAGACCGCGAGTTTTTGCACCAGTCCGCCGACGCAATCAACGCGGCCGATCGCGGGCTTAAGTCCCGTTTCACACATCCGGGATTGTCCGGCGACGGAATGGGCAAATATCTAGGGCGCGTCCGCGGCGCATCCGTCGACGGCGACGTCGTCCGCGGGGACTTGCATATTTCGAAGACGGCGCACGAAACGCCGGACGGCAATTTGGCCGAATACGTGATGGACTTGGCGGAAATCGAACCGGATATGTTCGGGCTGTCGATTGTGTTTTCGTCGGATCCGGAAACCGAACGCGAACACGCCGCGAACAACGAAACGTCGCCGGATCCGGCGAACGCTGCCAATCTGCCACACGCGCGACTTGCAGACATTCGCGCCGTTGACGTCGTCGACGAACCGGCCGCGAACCCGTCGGGGTTGTTCCATCGTGGCGACGAAATCGCCGGCGAAGCGGACCGCCTGTTGTCGTTCGCGCTGGGACTGACAAGCGACGCGCCGAGACTTTCGAATTTCGACATTGATCCGGGACGCGTGGCGGGATTTGTCGCGCGGTTTTTGTCCCGGCACGGACTGGAAATCACAAAGAGGGAAACCGAAATGGACGAACAAACCACGGTCGCCGAAGTGGTCGAAGAAACCGAAACGACAACCGACGAAGTCGTCGCCGACGAAACAACCACGGACGACGATTGCGGCGGGTGCGACGATTGCGATCCGACGGACGTCATTGACGCAATCGACGAAGACGCCGAAACCGTCGAAACCGAAACCGCCGAAACCGTCGAAGCGTCGACCGTTCCGGACGGTCAACAGTTTCTGGACGCATTCGGGGACCAGGGCGGTGTCTGGTTCGCCGAAGGCAAGTCGTTCGACGACGCGCGAGAACTCTACGTGGCCGGACTCGAATCCGAAGTCGCGAAGTTGCGGGCGGATAACGAACGAATGCGGGCGGACCTGTCCGCCGGCGAAGACACTCCGTTGTCGTTTGGTGGCGAAGCGGACGGGGAAGCCGAAGACATTTCGGCGGACGCGCGACGTATGGGGCGGGCCGCGGCTGTTCTGCGGCGGGCTGTTCGAATCAACAACAACAACTAAGGCCGGCAACGGGTCCGGTTTGGCTGAAAATTTCGAAGGGGAAACACAATGGCCGACGCATTCTTGACACTTTCCGATTTGACCACGATTAACGACGCCAACTTGGCAGACCGGGACATTTCCGATTTGCTTGACGACGCGCCGTTGTTGGCACGTTTGGCCGCGGACGTCGTTCCGGGGACCGATCATAAATACGTCAAGGAAACGTCGGCGCCTGTCGTCGGTTTCCGCGCCGTGAATGACGGACTCGAAAACACGAAGTCCGCCGACACGCTGGTCACAATCAACTTGAAGATTTTGGACGCCAGTTTTGCAATCGACAAAGCGCTGGCCGACGCCTACATCGGCGGGCCGGAAGCCTACATTGGTCGCGAGGCCGCGCGGCATCTCAAGTCCGCATTCTTCCACGCCGAAAAACAAATCCTTTCCGGCACGGGGAACGAAGCGGACGGGTTCAACGGTTTGCCGGACGACGGCAACCTGAACGCCGTGTCCGACGATATGGTCGTCAACGGCGGCGGGACCACGGATTCGACCGCGTCGTCCGTGTGGGCCATTCGGTCCGCCGGCGATATGAATGATTGTGTGGCGATTGCCGGCGACAATGGCAAAATCGACATTGGAGATTCCGTCGTGCAACGTCTCGCCGGTTCTTCGACTGGTTCCTATCCGGCGTATTACACGCCGATCCAGGGATGGTTGGGACTGCAAATCGGCGGCAAATATAGCGTCGGTCGTTTGGCCAACGTCACCGAAGACAGTGGGAAAACCCTGTCGGACTCGATGCTGGCCGACCTGTTGTCGGTGTTCCCGGCCGGCCGCGGACCCAACTATCTGGTGATGTCGCGTCGTTCGCTGAAGCAACTTCAGCAGTCGCGAACCGCCACCAACGCGACCGGCGCGCCTGCGCCGTTCCCGTCGGAAGCCTTCGGCGTTCCGATCATCGTGTCGGACGGCGTGTCGGATGTCGAGACGTTGGTTAGCTAGGTGCTTTCCTGGTCGTCCGGGGCCGGGACGGGTCGCCACTTCCCGTCCCGGTTCCCGGATGTCCGTTTGGTTTCGGGGGATTGTTGTGTCGTTTTCGTCGGCGTATGCACTGGCGTTCAAGACCGCGCAAGCGGTCGCGGGCGTGTCGGTCACATACGCGCGGGGATCCGACACGGTGGCGGTCACGGCGTTGGTGGGTGACACGCGGTTGGAGATGGGCGACGAATACGGCGGAACGACTGTCGTGGCACGGGTCCGCGACTACATCGTGAAGGTGTCGGAACTGGTGTTGGATTCCGTCACTGTCGAACCGCAAGCCGGCGACCAAATCAGCGAAACGCGCGGGTCCACTACATACGTTTACGAAGTCATGTCCGCCGGCGCTGACCAACCGTACCGGCCGTCGGACCGGCACGGAAATACTTGGCGCATTCACACAAAATTGATTGACGAAACCTAATGGCCGTTGTCAACAGTATCGCCGACGCTGTCGTTACGAAGCTGAACGCTGCGACGTTCACGCAATCGTTTACGGCGGTTCGAAAATACGCGCCGATTTATCGCCTGAAAGATATGGACACGCTACACGTCACGGTTGTGCCGTCGTCGGAAGACATTTCGCCGGTCAACCGTGCGGATACCGAACACGAATACACAATCGACGTCGGTATCCAGAAAAGGTTTTCGTCGGACGCGAATACGACAATTGATCCGCTAATGGATTTGGTCCAGGAAGTTTCCGACGAATTCACGGGCGCGGGTTTGGCGGGTTACACGTCGGCGCATTGGGTGCGGACGACTGTCGATCCGATTTTCGCGCCGGACCATTTTTCGAAGTTTCGCCAATTCACTTCCGTTATTCGTCTCGCCTATAGGGTGTTCCTCCCCCTGTATCGAGAGGAAGTGGACCCCGGCGACTGCACGTGGACGTGGAACTACAACTACGAACAATACCAGCTAACGTCGTCAGATTGTGCCCCGGGGTACGAGTGTCCGTACTTCGACATTAATACGTTCCAAGGTGCGACGGTGAATCGAACATGTCAGGAATCATGATTGCGGGCATCGGATGATCGGAATGTCCATCAAAGAAGTCGCGCGGAATTTTGTTGACCGGAAACACGTTCAACAAAAAGTAAAGCGCGCAAAATTGCGGGTGTTGTCCCGGCAAGGCGCGTTTGTGCGTCGCGCCGCGCGGTCGTCGATTCGTCCGGCGAAGATGAAAAAATTCTCGGAGATGTCCGAAGCGGAAGCGGAGTCGTTCCACCGAAGGAACTACGCCGCACTAGTCGCGGGACGTCCAAAACCTAAGCGGCCGAAGGCGTCGAGTCGACCAGGGGAACCGCCACGGTCGCAAGTTGGGACGTTGCGAAAGTTTCTTTTCTTCGCATACGACGCCGGTTCCGAATCCGTGGTCGTTGGTCCTGCGCGCGTCCGTTCCGACGACCACACGGCGCCGTCTACGTTGGAATTTGGCGGGTCGACAACTATCCGCGGCCGACGCCGCACAATCGCGCCGCGTCCCTATATGGGGCCGGCGCTGGCAAAAGAACAACCAAAATTCGCCGCGCTATGGCGGAACTCTATTCCATAAGGGGAACACAAATGGCAATCGTTTTGGGACTCAACGCAAAGCTTTACTACGGCACCTCCGCCGGTTCATACACCGAAATGACGAACGTTCGGGACTTGTCGCTTTCGATGGAAACGGCCGAAGCGGACGTTACGACACGGGCGGCGGAAGGGTGGCGGCAATCCGTCGCGACATTGAAGGACGCGTCGCTTGAATTCGAAATGTTGTGGGACACGTCCGATGGCGGATTCGGCGCCATGCAATCCGCATTCAACAACGGAACCACGGTGTTTTTCTCCATCACGGACGGCGATCGGTCGACGTCGGGAACGCAGGGCCTCGACTCCGAAATGATGGTGGTCGGATTTTCGAGAAACGAATCGTTGGAAGAAGCGGTGACGGTTTCGGTGACTGCCAAACCGACAGTCAAAACGGAGAACGGCGGCACGGCGTGGATGACCGTTAGCTAACCAGGGGGACACGTCTTGAAATCGTTTGCAGACAACGCCGGCCGCACGTGGGCGGTACAAGTCAACGTCGACACAATCAAACGCGTCCAGGGGTTGCTAGAAGTCAACCTGTTGGACGTGGTCGACGGCGATTTGATCGAACGTTTGGTCGCGGATCCGGTGTTGGTCTGTGACGTCGTCTATGTCGTGTGCAAACCAGAAGCCGACAAACAGGGCGTGTCCGATGAAGAATTCGGGCGGGCAATGGCCGGGGATGCGATCCACAACGCCGCGGACGCGTTGTTGGCGGAAATCGTGGATTTTTTCCCGCCGGCGAAGCGGACGATTCTAGCGGCAGCGCTGGAGAAAATGCGCAACCTGGAATCGGTAGCGATGGGGGCGGCACTGGAACGGATAAACGAGACGGATTTCGAGACAAAGCTAAGGGAAACACTGGCGGCGGAATTTGGCGAATAATCTTTGAACTGGCCGGCGTCGTTGGCGTCGATCCAGGGCCGTTTACGTTGCGGGAACTGGTGCACATGGTCAACGGGCGACAACGCGAGATGTGGAATCATACGTCGCACGTGTTGTGTCTGGTCGCCAACGCGAACCGGGATCCGAAGCGGTCGAAAGCGTTGAAACCGTCGGATTTCAACCCGACAACACAGCGGAAGAAAGTCCGCGCGGCACCAATCACGGTTCTTCGCGACGTGTTCGTCGACCGAAAAAACCCGGACATTGTCGGGAGGGGTAATTGATGGCCGGCGCACGTGGAGTCCGCGCGGGGGCCGCATTTATCGAAATGTGGCTAGACGACAACCGAGTCGTCCGCGGGTTGAAAAAATTACGGGCGCGACTGCGTGCGTTTGGCGCAGCGGTCAACGCGGCCGGAATGAAAATGATCGCCATTGGCGCCGCAATGGCGGGCGCGTTTATTCCCGCCGTCAAAGCGGCGTCGCGTCTCCAGGAAACGATGAACAAATTCAACGTCGTATTCGGCGCAAACGCGCAAGCGGTCAAAGGCTGGTCGGACAACTTCGCCAAACAAGTGGGACGTTCGAAACAACAAATTGCCGATTTCATGGCCGGCACGCAAGATCTTTTTGTTCCGTTGGGTTTCGACGCGGCAACGGCGACGAATATGTCGAAGCAGTTGACCGGGCTAGCGATTGACCTAGCGTCGTTCAACAACAAGGCCGACGCCGACGTGTTGCGAGACCTCCACGCCGCGCTAACCGGTTCGTCCGAAGTGATGAAAAAATACGGCGTGATCGTGAATATGGCCGCGGTCAATCAAGAACTATTCAACCAGGGAATTGACCCGAAGAACGCCACAGAACAACAAAAAG